GGTGTAAACGACTCTTCGTCCTTCTTCAGAGTGGATTCGTATTCAACCTTGTAACCACGATCTGACGCAAATGCCAACACATACGACAGAAGACCGGAATATATTTTGTTGGTAACAATATTAAACAGGCGAATTTTGCCATCCCATCGCTTCTTTCGAAACGCTGGATTGTACTGAGAATTTGGAACTTTAAAAGTAAAAAAAGAAGACAACTCCTTTGCAATACTTTTATCGCAACCAATCTCAATATAAACAGAATCCACTTGTTTTATTTTAATCATACGCCTTGAGTAAACTTAATCCACTCTATGGCAGAGCGAATATTCCACATTTTATTTGATATTATTTTTACAACATTTTCAACGTAATTTACTTTTTCTTTTTGATGAAACACTTTGTTTGACAAAGTGATCACATCCATATCACTCTCTATAAATCTATCTAGGTCTTGCTTGAGAATGTTCAAATCAAAGGGTTCCCATCCCTTTGCCTTGAGTTCTTCCTCTGATAATTTACCCGAGTAATATAACCACTTATCTCTTTTTAGAATTTTTAATTTTGATTCTAGGTTTTCTAGTATCAATTTTTCGTCCATCAATATGCACAGATACTTATTGTGTATCTGTGGAACTTTTGAGGACTCTTCTTCCAGATGATTTAAATCGATAGCGGTGTCTAATTCTGCTTGTATTTTTATTTGTTCTAAGTTCATAGTTTAGATTATATCATTTATGGTAAAGATGTAAAGGTTTCCACTTCATAGTGAGTATACGAAAATGTTGCATTTGCGATTATAGTTTCAGTATCTTGTGCTGATGAATCAAAATCAATTCCACTTAAGAACGTGGGATATACGTTTTTAAATTTAAAGCACAATAATGGTCTATATGCACTATTTAATACTAATAAGTAGGCAGTTGCAATCTTTTGATTTTCCGTTAGAACTTCAGTAGATCCACGATACGAAATTCCAAGATCACGAATCCAATTGTGAATTTCCAACCAATTTTTCATATTTTCATCTACAGCAAATCCAATCTGTAGGTCTTCGTAGACATATGAGGTTCCTGGTCTTTTGATTGTGATACCAGTTGAATTTGACTGTATGCTTGTACCAAATCCTATGGATGGCACATTTGCTCTTTGACAGAAATATGTCATTGTTGGGCAACGAGTCATAACAAATTTAAACTTATTGTTTGTTAGATTATTATTTGTTGCTGGTTGAAATGGATTTTCAAATAAAAAGTCTCCGGGAAGATCTTTTAGTAATCCATCTGGTATAATATCTTTGATGACTTGCTGATTATTGATCGGCATATAAGGTATTTATAAAAGAAAACCCACGGGTTTCCCCGTGGGTTTCTGAGTTAACTATTGCTTAGAGCAATTAGACTGATGCTTCGTTGCCGTGTAGGTTAGTTACAGCAAAGAGACGGTAGTAAGCATTGGTAGATGCTGCTAGACCATCTTGGATGGAGTTGCTGAAGGTGCTGTCACGACCACCAGCGAATGGATTAGCAACTAGACCGTAACGAGTCTTGAAACCAATCTTTGGCTGGAAGGTGTCTTGACCAACAGCGCGGACCATTTGTAGTGGAACGTATGGGCAGTAGAAGAATCCTGCGTCATATGGAGAAGTTCCCTTATATCCAACGGTTACGAAGTTGACGTTATTAGCAACGAATGGATCGATGTAAACCTTAAACTTATTGTTAAGAACACCAGCGAAGACGTTACCAGTATCATCTACTTGCATGTCTACATTGAGTGCTGGTGAGAGATTGAGGAATCCACCCATTGCGAGTGCTGAAGCAACGTCAGCAGAGCATACGATGAAGTTACCCTTACCTCTACGAGTTTCCTTAGCAATTACGTTTGCTTCACGTTCAATTTGGAACATGAGTCCGCGGAAACGTTCTGCTGACCAACGACCGTCTGAATCGTTGAGAAGATCGTATACACCACCGTTTGTGGTGTCTGTACCGTAACCAGCGAGGTCGCGTTGACGGCAACCAGTCTTAGCAACATAATACATTGCGCGGAGAATTTCGCGGTTGATTTCATTCATAATTTCAACCGAGAGAATATTAGCAAGTTCTGCTTCTGCGTCAAGACCGTGAACTGCACGAAGATCTTGTGCGAGTTCTGTGGTGTATTCTGCCTTGAGAGCGCGTGAACGTGCTTGTACTGCGACTCTTTCGATGCTGAATGCCATTTCGCGGAAGTCTGATGCTGCTGGATTAGCACCGAGAGATTCTGCGGTTGTTGTTAACATTGCTCTAAATTGTGAGAATGTATCTTGTCTTGTGGCATAAGTATCACCAGCTGCTAATAGACCATTAAGTATACCAAGAGTGTGTCCGGAAAGAATAGCAGCATAATTTGCTCCACCAGGTCCAGACGAACCACAAACACCAGAGAATTTTGCCCATGGTTCATCGAAGAGTGCTTCTTGAGCACCGCTTGTGTAACCAGTGTCAGATCCGTAACGAGCGCGCATAGCGAAGATGAGTCCTGTTGGAGCACTCATTGGTTGAACGCCAGCGATGTCGTATGCTACGACGTTTGGCATTGCGCGGCGAACGAGTGAGATAAGAACTGGATCGTAACCAGCAAAGTTTCCTGCGGCACCAACTTGACCTGTGGCAAAATTACCACCAGTGCTGATTGGTCCAATTGTATTTTCGAAGAGGTTTCCGGCAGCTCTTTCTTCTGCCATTGCTCTTACTTGATTTTCAAGAAGAACTGCTGTGACTCTTCTTTTGTGAAGATCATTAATTGATGGAAGATCTCCGTGTTCTAGAACGGGTGACCATTTTTCTACGAGGTTATCATAAGGTGAAGTTTGATTGAAATCTAATGACATTTGTTCTCTCCTATATTCCTTTTTATTTATTAATTTTTAAAATTTAAATTACGTTGTCCTTAACAAGACCTGGATTGATTAACGATGCTACTTTTGCTGCTGGTGTATTTTCTGGAATTGCTCTCTCAATTTTTGGTTTATTTTTATTCATGAGAGAGAGTGTATTAACAATACTTTCCATCATTGGATCGTTATTTGATGATCCGACATAAGATCCAGCATCTTCAGTTAATGGAACTTGGTTGTATGAATTACTATATGATCTTACGTTATTATTTGATGGTGATGCTCTATTGAAATATGATTCCTTAAGTAGAGAAACCTTCTTTTCATATTGTTGAACATTTTCAAATTCAACACCTTCTGCTAATTTGGCAAGTTTTTCAACTTCAGTATCAGCAAGACCAGATGCTTGTCTCATGAATGCTTCAGCGCAAAGATGTGCTGTAACTTCATTCTTAAGTTCAACGTTTTCTTTAATCATCTTGTTGAGATTGTTTTGAAGTTCTTCGTTTGCTTCATAGATGTCATCAAGAATATTATATTTTTCTTGTGGAACATCGATGAATGAACTTTCAAATAGATCCTTAAGACCATTGATGAAGTTTTCAGCAATTTCGGTGCGAAGACCGCGCTCAACAGCAACTTTATTTTCATTCATCCATTCTTCAACAACGTAATTTAAATAACCGTCGATATGCTCGACTAAATTATTTGCGGTGTTTGCTGTAGATTCTGCGATGACTTCTTTTGCTGCTTCTGCTTGTTCTTGAATAAGTTCTTTTGCTGCTTCAAGAATATGTGCTTCAATTACAGAAACACGTTCATTGATTGCTGCTTCAAAGATGGTTTTTGCCTTGAATTTGAAGTCCTCACTGAGTTCTTCTCCATCAAAAAGACTGGCAAGATAATCAACATCTTCTTCTTGAACTTGTTGTTTTTTGCCTTTCTTTTTTGCTTTTCCAGGACCACTGATTGTAGACATATTACCAGCGGCAGTTCCTTGATCTGCTATTGGCGCGGTCCCAATCATTGCTCCTTTTCCTGAAGCGTCTTGATACAATTGTGTAGATGCGTACTCTGCGTATGGGTTATTTTCTGCCATTTGAATTCTCCACTTTTTCTAAAAACTATTTAGAATATTTAATATTTAGACAATAAAATTTGTGTACTTATTAGGATCTGTTGGCGATTCCTAATCTTATTCTTCTTAATTGATCTGCTCTGTTTGACATTTGTGCTGCTTTTGCTAATGGACTATTTGGATTACTTGGATCTAGTCTTGCTGCGGTTCTAGATAACATTGCCGCGGTTTTTCCAATATCTCTTTCCTCTTGACCTCTATAAAATTTCAAAGCGGGATTTAATCTTTCTGCGGTTTGTAATCTTGCTTGTAGTGCTTGTCTCTCTAGGAAAGCATCTCTCTGTACTCTATAGTCATCGTGTGCTAGTCTTCCCGCATTCTTTCCTGGTTTTTTTGGCATAGTTGTTGGAGCAGTTTTTAGTATATCTCGCACTGCATCTGGTCTTAATCCTGATCTTTTTAATTCAGCATCTGCTAATGTTTTTGTATTTCTTCCAATTATTGAACTATAAAGTTCTCGTTCCTGAGCACCTTGTGTGTCTAAATAATTTAAACCTCTATAACCCAAGGATTTTGCTCTTGAAATCAATTCTTGTGCTCGTAAACCAAGTCGATTTTTAAGAGTGTTTTGAGGAATTTTTGCCTCTCTGATCATTTCGATCATATGAGGTATTTTATTCTTAATATAAGAATTAACTTCCTCGACTAGTAATTTATCGTTGTTCATATACTTCTCAGAAATTTAGCAAATAACTTAATGGTGTCTTCTTCTAATTTTCTTTTTGGTATTTTTTTAATCTTTCTTTCATATTCAGAAATTTCTGTTTCCACTAAAAGACCGTTATCCCAGATCCATTCCTTTCCTTCAAGAATGCCATCAACAAACGCATTTGGTGCGGAAGGATCAGCAACAATATCAATTGCTGCCAGTGTGAAGTCTTCTTTTACATAATTTACACCACCTCGTTTTTCAAGACTTCCCATTCCTCTTGAAGATACTCCAAGTTTAGCACCAGCATCAATCAAATTTTTAACAATTTTACCCATTGGGGTATCAATTATTTTTGCTTCTCCTAATATTTGTTTACCATTTTCTTTTAAGTTGGTAACCATGTGAGAAACACGATCAAGATTAACTGTTGGTCCAGATGGGTGATTCAATTCTCCAAGAGCACGATTTTTATTTACATATTCATTAATATATCTTTGCGTTTCTTTCTTTAAAATTTTACTTTCGTATATGCGACCATTACGATTTTGTGTGTCGCTTTCCATCATGACACCACGAAGTTTATATGTTTTACCACCCGACTCGTTGGATTCAACTAGGGTTTGAATGTCTTCAACTGTTTCTGTGATAAGTTTCATTTTTATTCCTTACCAGTATTCATGCTATTTAAACTTGTGTTATTATTTGATGACGTTGATGACCGCTCATTTTCTACATTTGTACTTTGTGTTACTGTCTTTTTTGGTTTAGCATTTGGTGGCAAATGCTTTCCACCTTCCCAAGAAGGGCCTTCATTTAAAGCGTCAATCAAATCATCAGCAAGTTCTTTAATTTCATCTTCTGTTAATTCTTCACCAAGTTCTTCTTCGATCTCTTCAACTAAAGAAAATAACTCTTCTTCAAATTCTTCAGCGATTGCTTCCAATTCTTCATTATTCTCTACAGATTCGTTTTTATCTTTTTTTCCCTTACGACCGCGAAGAACTTTAAAATCTTCAGCATCTATTCTCTCTCTATCTCCTGCTAATTTGGCAATTCTTGCTTGATTTGGTGTTAATTTTTTCTTTCCATCCATTTCTTCATTGAAAACAGATGGAGCAAAATCTACTAGTCTCTCTTCAAGTGAATTTCCTAACTTAGCAAGAAGTGCTTCGTTAATGAATTTTTTAGCATTTACTAAATCTTCTGCTACAAGTGCTTTAAAAATATCTTTTGAGTTTGACATATTATTTCTCCTAATTTATTTATGTATTATTTTTGTTGTTCTTGATCAACCAATCCCAACTGCTGCATTTGGATTTGCTGTTGTAATTGCTTTTGACGATCTTGTTCTATTTCTTGATCCATCTTGGCAATTTCTTCGTCGGTTTGCTTCAATATATTTTTACGAACATACTTGGTTGAGAAAAATATACCATTATATTGCCCAATAGTATTTAACATGTTGATACGTTCAGCAAGAATTTCATTCTCTTTCAGATCATTAAAATACGAATCTTTGCTATAAGATATCTTCATATCTTGGAATGTTCTTGTCCAATCATCATCTGTCATAACACCTTTAAGTAAACATTGTTTCTTTAAAATATCTAAAAATAAACTAGAGAATTTATTTTGAAGTCTCTCAATAAATTTATAGAATTTAACTTCATCTCTGGTGATTTCAGAACTTCTTCCAAGATTAAATCCAGTTTGAACTTCCATTCGTGTTAATGGAACATTTAATGCTCTATAAAGTTTGCGAAGTAAATACTCTACGTCTTCCATTTGACCAAGATTTTGACCACCAGCAAGCGTAGTAATCTCGGTTCCGCGACCACCCTCTCTACGAGGCAACCAGTAGTCTTCTAACATTGACATATGATTTCTTTGATCTTTAATCTCACCAGTTGATGAATCATATGTAAGTTTATTACGATACCGATTCATTAAGTTTTTAATGTATTCTTCTGCTTTTTGTTTTGGAAGATTTCCAACATCAACATAGAATATTCTTCGCTCTGGTGCTCTTGATATGCGATATACGACCATAGCATCTTCGGTTTGACGAAGCATATTGAGTGGTCGTATTGCCTTGTGTAAATGTCCTACGACCCTCTTGCTATTCTGATCAACAAATCCAGAGTGACAATATGAAATAGAGTCTGGTGATATTTTAATTCCAGTTGGTGGTGTCGTAGACATTGTGTTACTAACTTCAAAGTCAGTATACACATAATATTCTTCAACATTTTTAACTAATGGAACTGAAGTATTATTTACCTTTTTAATTTGTTTTTGAACTTTTCTGATCTTTTTTATCTTTAGAGGATCAATTCCACGAAGTTCTTGAATGCCGCGTTCTGGATGATCGGTGTCGATTATACATTGATAATAAACTTTACCGTCAACATACCATCTTCTGAAAATATCATATCCTTTATTAGAAAAATCTAATAATTTTGTAACTTTGTCAAATTCTAGTTGAACTTTTCCTTTGATATTATCTGAAAGATCGGTATTGTCTAGATTCAGTCTTACAGCACTATTCTGTGTATCGAATACTATTGCTTGTGTAACAATATCTTCTATTGCCATATCCACTTCTGGGTATAATGCCATAGATCTATATTGACGAGTCAGGGCATTTTCATCAATAAATGAACCAGCAAAATCATACACAGATGACATGAAACCACCCGTTTCGAAAACAGATGTTCCGTCATAATTTTCTGGAGCAACAAATGATGCGTTTGATGGACTATCGCCTGTCAGTCCACCAAACGCACCAGAAGATTCCGTTGCTCTTTTATTAAAAGCAAACCCAAAAAGATCATTAAGTAAAGCCATTCAAAATCCTTGTTTAAGTACTAGGTGCTGCCGTTAAGTTTGTACCACCAGATGATGCTGAACCAACATCATGTACTGGTTCCCAGAAATCATAAGCAATCTGAACTGTAAATTCTGAGAATGAATCTGCTAAATCGTAATTTAGTGTAACTGGTCCTATGTCTACTGGAAAACAGTTTCTTAATTTTACTGCTTTATTAAAGTTTGAAGGACTTTGTGTGTTTGCTGGAGTATTTGTTTGATTTGGAATAACATCACTATATCTTACAAGCCAGTCAGAAGTTAGATTATAATCAATCTGATTGGTATCTCTACCACTCATTGCTTCCATCCAACGCTCAAACCCATCACGAAGATCTTTAGATGGTATATTTGACTCGTAAACGTTTATTGCCCAATCCGCATACACTCTTTCTCCTGAAAACTTAACAACTCTTCCTTGCCATGCCACATTGATTGTACCAATTGTGGTTCCTGGTAAGTCTGCCGCTTTTACATAAATGTAGAGAGTTGATAAATCTGGTGCTTGTACACCACCAGGCCATGATCCTTCAACCAAGAATCTATTGGGTCTTACTCCAAAGAAGTTGTTTCTAAAATTTGATAAAGTACTCATTTATTTACCCTCTTCTCTTATTTATTATAGTACTGATGAAAGATCTTTGTTTGTTAAAGTAATTGTTATATAATTAATAGAAGTTACAGGTTTGATTAAAATATCAGCAACAAAGTAATTTGCTTCTATAATATCTGGAGTATTATTAGATTCATCACAAATAACTTTATACTCAGTAATTCCTCTTTGACCAACAATACGGTCTAAGAAAGATTCTGCTGCTAATTTAAATCTTGAACGAGTAAATGAGTCATTTTGTTCAAAGAGAATTGAACGTGCTACTGGAGCAAGTGCTCTCTTAACATATATGAACAATCTAGAAACATTGATTCTTGAAAGTGTTGATGTTTCTGTTTGACCTGTCTTATCTCCAAAGAGAATGGTTCCTGTTCCTGGGAAGGTTACAACAGGATTTGCTCTATTGGTGTTATTGTAAAGATTATCTTGTTCTGCTGATGTTAAAGTTCTATTTAATCTGAGAACATTTAATATTCTACCTCTACGCTCTCCTGCTGGAGAGAACCAAGGATAAGCATCTCTATCTGTTCTTACTAAACAACCAGCAACATCTGCTGCCAATGGAGTTGTGACTGTGTAAAGTCCTGCGGTGTCTAGATGTTGTTTTTCGCCATATACACGAATATAATTGTAACTGTTTGTTCCTGATGGGAATGTTATACCTGTACCCGCAGATGAAACAGCATCTGTTTTTGAAGTAGCATAAACAATTCCAATTACTGGAAGATCTGTATCTGCCTTATTTTCAACTATATTAGTAACAGCTGTTCCATATTGATTACCATCACCTCCAGAATATCCACCCTGGAACACTAAATCAAATCCAAGTTCCATAAAAGCGTTAGATGGAGTTGCTGTTGTATCAAAACCAACATAGCAACCAGCACCATATTGAAGGAAGTTATTAATAGGCCACCATTCTCCAGAAAACCCTTGAGAAATTCCATTACCACCATAAGTTCCATTTAAATATGAAGCAGCACATGATCCAACACTGTAGGAAGTATTTCCTGAAGCAAAAGTAATACCACCCTGTAGACCTACGATATAGTCAGTAAGTCTTCCATACCATTCGGCAGCGTTTGAAACGAAGAAATATTTATCATCTCGTTCTGCTGTGGTCCCTGCGAGTACTCTTAAATTATTAGTTGGATTCCAAACTGCTCCAATAGTGCTTGAGAACGCCTCAGATACTGGCACTACTAAAGATTCGTCCACTATTTTAAATTTAACATTTGGTCTAGCCATGTTTCTCTCCTTGAAATAAAAATCTATTTATATGTATTTTTTTTAAGTTTTATAAAAGATCATGACCCTAAAACCCTTTAACTATATTTTTTCTTTCAGTAATAAACCAGTCATCAACCCCAGTTGACCATTTTTCATCTTCACCATCATCATCTGTACCGTCCATATAATATCCAAACGGCAACATATTGTCTTCTATCTGTTCAATATCTTTTTGATACATTGCCAATCTGACATCCATATCTGTCAGATTTTTAAAATATTGCTGTCGAGTCGCCCACGCAAATAATACCAAACACATTACCAAGTCGTCGTTATGACCGTCTTCCGCTTCAAAACTTTGCTTTTTTGATATAAATGTCGTAAATTCAGAAATTAAGTCAGCATCTTCGACGATTAACTTATCTTCTTCAATCATGTTCTTAAGAACTTGACAACCTACTTTTTTGGTCATGACTGAGGTT